ATGCCTGTAGAGGGTGGTGTAGAGTCCGTAGAGGATGATATTCCTACAACAGCAAAAGAGGGTGATTTTATACTGCCCTATGAATCTGTTCTGTACGTAGGGTTAAATAATATCAACATAGAAGTTAAAAAGGCTATGAAGCAAGCACAACAAGAAGGCGTGCAGATTGAAGGTGCTGACCCTGACTCTGATATTCCTATTAAAATTTCTAACTTTGAGTATCGTATTCCAAAAGAGCTTGTAGAGTACATAGGAATGCAGCGTCTTGAAACCTATCGTGAAAAAGGTTTAGAGCTTCGCGCACAACTTGAGAAATCAAGAGGAGACAAACAAAAAGCTTTTGTACCTCAACCGCAACAACAAGAGCAAGCACAACAAGCAGAAATGCCACCGATGCAAGTACCACAAGAACAAAACGCACCACAAATGCCTATGCAGGGTGGAGGAATGGTACAAAAAGATAGTGGTGAACAACTTCATTCGCCCTCGCAAGGAAGTCCTTTACAAAGTCCTCCTTCTGTAAAAAAAGAACAAGAAGAACAAGCTATTCTTGATATGAGCGGTGGTGGTCTAGTAACTAGAAGGTCTGTATAATGCTTGTAGAGTGGGATTACTTTACACATAACGAGTTAAAATGTAAATGTGGTTGCGAAGATGCACCCATGAAACCTGAGTTTATGGAAACTCTTGTAGAAATTAGAAAAGAATTTGATCGTCCTATGGTAATAACCTCTGCATTTAGATGCAAGGAACACAACGATAGTATAGGTGGAGCTAAAGACTCACCACACCGTCACGGACAAGCTGTCGATGTTTCTGTAAATTTAAAAGACGCATACGAGCTTATCTGCCTTTCAATACGAAAAGGTATGACAGGCATAGGCGTAAAACAAAATGGATTAATGGCTGGACGTTTTATACACCTTGATAATATGAAAGAAGCAAAAGGTCGTCCACGCCCTACAGTTTGGAGCTATTAAAACGCTTCATTTACCGGAGCGGCTACCCGAAATTTTCGGCCCCGCTATTTAACTACACATTACTCCTCCGCACGGCTACCCAGATTCTTTCTGGCCCCGCGAGAGAAAGGAGATAAAGCATGATTGACACTGAGAACGAGACAGAAGAAGCACTTGAGCCTACCCCATACGAAAATGCATATAGGCGAACCTTGAATGAACCAGACGAAGAAACTTTGGACCCCGTTGTAGAAGAAGCGGCTACTCCTCAACTTACAGAAGGTATCGTTCAAAAAGAAGATCACGATTACAAAAAAAGGTATGATGATCTAAAGAAGCACTACGACACTAAGCTAAACGAGTGGAAACAAAACCGAGAAGTTCTTGAAGCAAAACTCAAGATGGGTGATGGTCCCTCTCTAAAAGCTGCACAGCTTCCTAAGACAGCAGAAGAACTTGAAAACTTCCGCAATCAATACCCTGATGTATACGATGTGGTCGAAACTATTTCTTCGCTAAAAGCTAACGACAGAGTTTCAGAAGTCGAAGAACATTTGGAAGTACTGCGACAAAAGGAAGAAGAAGCAGAACGAATAACTGCTGAAAAACAACTTTCTGCATTACATCCTGACTTTAAAGAACTCAAAGAAAGTGACGATTTTCTACGTTGGTTAGAAGAACAACCATCAAGCATTTCTGATGGAGTCTATCGCAATAATACAGACGTTCGTTGGGCCGCAAGAGTTATTGATCTGTACAAAGCAGATGTTGGTCAGACCACTACTAAGTCAAGACGATCTGGTTCAAAAAAGAATCAGCGGGAAGAAGCAGCGCAAGCTGTAACTCGCACCGCAGCAAATCGAGGCTTAGAATCTTTAGGACCAGATAAAAAAGTCTGGACAGTAGAGGAAATCTCCCGGCTTAAACCGTGGGAATTTGAGAAATACGAAAAAGAGATTGATTCCGCTTCCCGTGAGGGACGAGTTGTTGATTCTCTTTAATACTTTTAATTTTAACATCCCCTAGTAAGGAGAAACCAAAATGGCTTTTACTCGCGCTGGTGGTTACAACAACTTACCGTCAGGTAATTTTGTACCCACTATTTTCAGCCAAAAAGTTCTCAAGTTTTTCCGTCGTGCGTCGGTAGCTGAAGCAGTTACAAACACCGACTACGCTGGAGAAATTGAAAACTTTGGCGATACCGTGAATATTATCCAAGAGCCGTCAATTACGGTTCGAGATTATGCTCGCGGTACAACCGTGAACACGGAAGACCTATCTGATGATCAGATTCAGTTGACCGTTGATCAGGGTAACTACTTTGCTTTTAAAGTTGACGATATCGAAGAACGCCACAGTCATCTTAATTTTGAAGCTTTGGCAACTTCATCCGGTGCGTACAGCTTGAAGAAAGCTTTTGACTTTAATGTTCTAAAGGCTATTTCTGATAATGCTGCTACGCCTACGGGTACTATCGCAACTCAGGCTACGTCTGCAAATACTGGTGACGAGGTTGCTGACCTTGTTGCACAAGCAGCACGTAACTGTGATGAAAATGACGTTCCAGAAGAAAATCGTTGGCTTGTGGCACCGCCGCAATTCTACGAAGTTTTGCGTGGCGCTTCATCTAAAATTATGGATGCATCAGTCACAGGTGGAGCCTCTCCGCTTCTGAACGGTAAAGTTACAGAAAGGCCACTTCACGGCTTTGACCTGTATCAATCTAATGCGATTGTTGTTGGTTCTACGGGATCAGACGCAGCGCACACTTTTGGCTCATCTGCAACAAGTGGTCACACCCTCTTCCTGTTCGGGCATCAAAGTGCAGTCGTTACGGCTTCGCACATTGCCAAAACGGAAGTGATACGCGATCCTGATAGCTTTGCTGATGTTGTTCGTGGACTACACGTTTTTGGACGTAAAGTTCTCAAGGGCAGCGGAACAGGCTTTAAGGGCGTGTTTAAGGGTTTGTGCGACTTGGATAGTTAAGGGAGGACTAGAACATGGCTACTTTTACCATTACAGGTGGTGGTTCTACTGGTATCTCCGCAAGCGCAGGAGACGTTAAAGTACTAACGCAAGTTATTGACTTTACCGCTTTTACTAACGCTTCTGGTGATGTCATCCAGTGTATCGAACTTCCTGCTAATACGTATGTTATTACTGCCGGAATCGAGGTAATGACTGCTGATACTGCAGGAAACAGTGGTACTGTGTCGTTAGGTGACGGTGACGATGTTGACCGTTATGTTACGGCTCAAACCATTGCCAATACTAACCTTGTGCCTATTCGCGCTCAAGCGGGTGCGGGTTCGCAAGGTACGACTTCTGTAGGCTACGGTAACTATACCGCTGCCGACACGATTGACGTAGTAATTGCAACGGGAGCGATTAACGCTATTATTCGCGTATTCGCAATTGTTGCTGACTATGACGGTCTTGGTGGAAGTGAACCTCAGAAAGTCACTTTCGCGTAACTTTGTATGTTACAATGGAGAGGGGGTCTTTACCCCTTCTCCTACATACTTTTATATTTAATTATAGGATAACCAATGGCTACTTTTCTTGTATTAACAAACAGAATATTAAACGAACTTAATGAAGCAGAATTAACATCTAGTAATTTTGCTAGTTCTAGAGGTATTCAGACTGTTGCTAAAAACATGGTGAATAAAAGTATTCACGATATTTATAATTCTGAAGTTCAGTGGCCTTTTATTCATAGTGATCAAACAGATTCTTTAACGGCGGGTACTCAAGAATACGGTCTGCCATCAGATGCCAGACAGGCAAATATGAATACCTTTGTATTACTTCCAAGTGATTTAATTACTAACGGTAATTTTACATCAAACATTACAAATTGGAGTACTACTAGCGGAAGTCCTGCTAACGCTTCTGCTCGACTTAGATTAAATAATGCAGGAGCGGAACAGTCTATTAGCACTGTTGTAAATAAAGAATACGTTCTTCGTGTTCGTGAATTTACAGGAGACATTACATTAAACATAGGAACAGGTTCTGGTGGTACACAAATATCAACTCAAACTCTTTCTATTGATGATGCTGGTGATGGTCAGTTTCATACTGTTATTTTTACAGCAACAACAACATCGACTTTTATAGGTTTTGTAAATTCTGCCTCTGCAAACCACGATGTAGATAACGTATCAGTTTCAGAAAATATCAGTCCTCGCAAACTTGTTTTTCTTTCCTACAGTGAGTGGTTAGATAAGTTTTCTGATCGTGACCTAAATACTACATCTGTAGAACATTTTGGTACACCTTTTTATGTTTATGAAACATACGATGATAAGTATGGTCTTACACCAATACCCGATTCAAGTTTTTTAAGTGTTCGTTATGAGTATTACAAAATTCATACAGACTTATCTTCATCTACTGATACTCCCGACCTACCTTCACGTTATGATGACGTAATTGTAAATCGTGGAAAATATTATTGCCATATTCTTAGAGCTAACATACCTGCTGCACAACTTTCTGAAAAAGATTATAAAGAAGGTTTAGCACGTATGCGAATAGAACTAATAAACACAAAAAATTACATGTATCCAGCAGGAATGAGGTTATATAATACAGCGCCATGACACAAGACATAACATCTAGTATTATTACGACCACGGGTGGTCTTATATTAGACCAAGATATCTATTCAATGCCGCCCGGAGCAGCAACAAAGCTAACAAATTTTGAACCTTCTGTATTAGGAGGTTATCGCCGTTTAAATGGTACAACTAAAGTTTCTACCGCTAGAGTAAATGGTGATAATATTGTACAGGGTGTTTTAATTTACAACGATAAAGTATATGCAGTTTCCAATGGAATTTTAGTTGTTGATGCAGGTAGCAACGTATGGACTACATTAGAAACCGGATTAACAGCAAGCGGACGGGCGTATTTTGAAAGATTTAATTACGAAAATGCTGAGAAAGTTTGCATGGTTAACGGTGCTGACGCTCCTAGAGTAATTAATGATACAACAGTTACAACCGTGTCTGAAAGCAGTGTATCAGGAGCGCAGTTTGTAGCTTCATTTCGAGAACACATGTTCTACGCTGGAATGTCTTCTACACCTCAAGAAATTGTATTTTCAGCACCGTTTAACGAGGATGATTTTAACTCAGGCAATGGTGCAGGTTCAATTAAAGTTGACGATGCTGTTACAGGGTTGAAAATTTTCCGCGATAATCTATTTATATTTTGCAGAGATAGAATTTTTAAAGTTACAGGAAATACTCTTGCAACATTTACTGTCTCCTCCGTATCTCGTACACTAGGTTGTCTTGACGGGTTTAGTATTCAAGAGATAGGCGGTGATCTAGTTTTCTTAGGTCCAGATGGTGTACGTACAGTTCAGGGAACAGCGCGTATTGGTGATACAGAGCTTGGTGTTATTTCAAAAGCTATTCAACGAAGGTTTACTACTATAGCACTAGACCGTATTAGTTCTGTTGTGATTAGAGATAAAAGTCAATATAGGCTTTTTATACCAGAAACTGCAGAATTAGAAGCTGCTGCATATGCAGTCATAGGCGTTATTAAAGCTAATCCACAAGGTCAAATTGGATGGGAATGGGCAGAAATAAAAGGTATAAAACCTTCTTGTGCAGACTCTCAATTTGTTAATAATGCAGAACTAGTAGTACATGGAAGTTTTGATGGTTTTGTGTATAAACAAGAATCTGGCAATACTTTTGATGGTACAAATATAATAGCTTCTTATCGTTCTGCTGATCTTACTTTAGGAGATGCAGGTATTAGAAAAAACATGCAGCGTATTAATTTAAACTACGATGCAGAAGGAACAGTTAATTTAGCGTTAGGTGTAAAATTTGATTTTGAAGACCCTGCTACACCTCAACCAGATGACTACACTTTAACCACTCAAAGCACACAAGCAATTTATGGATTATCTACTTACGGAACAGCAGTCTACGGGTCTGATGGTTTTCCAATTATAAGACAATCTATTGAGGGTAGTGGGTTTACTACTGTTGTAAAAATTGATGACACTTCAAGTAATCCTCCGATTACATTAAAGGGCTTTCAACTAGAGTTCACACCGGGAACAAGGATGTAATAAAAATGGGTACGGCTTATTCAGCAAGACAAAGTTCTTACAGCGATGGAGATACAATTGATGCAGCAGATTCTAATGATGAATTTGACGCTATTGTAGCTGCTTTTGGAACAAGTGGTCACTCTCACGATGGTACTGCAGGAGAAGGTGGTAATGTAACTGCGCTTCGTGGACATGCGTTAACGCTTGGTTTAGGAACAGCAGATACAGATGTTGTACTAACCTTTGATGGTGAAACAAGTGACGGTGTTCTTTCGTGGATGGAAGATGAGGATCAGTTTAAATTTGACGATGACGTACAAATTATTGACAATAAAAGTCTTATTCTAGGCACGAATGAAGATATTACAATATTATATGATGAATCAACTAACGATTCTTTAGAGATTGCAGCAAACGTAGAAGGTGCTGCTCTTGGTATTGTATTAAAAGCTGATCAGGGTGATGATGCTGGTGATGAATGGAAGTTAAACATAGCTGATGGTGGTACTCTTACACTTGGTAATGATATTAATAGCGCAGGTACGTATGTTACACATTTAACGATTGTACCTAACGCAACTGTTGCCAGTTCTGTAGCTACTTTTGCTGGTGAAGTTTCTATGACTACACTAGATATTGGAGGTACAAACGTTACCGCAACAGCTACAGAAATAAATCTTCTTGATGGTGGTACGTCTGTAGGTGGTTCGATTACTCTTACAGCTACTGATGGATTTATTGTAAACGATGGTGGAACAATGAAAACCATTCCAGCATCAGATATTAAAACTTTTTCTGCTACTGCTGCTGATGACATAGCGACTGGTGATGCAGCGGTAACACTTGCAACATCAGCAGGAGATATAACTATAGACGCTCAAGGCAATGATACTGATATTATTTTAAAAGGAACAGATGGAAGTTCTGATACAACATTTTTAACTATTGATGGTAGTGATGCAGGAACAGCTACTTTTAATAATGATGTAAAACTAGGAAGCGATTCCTCTGTACTTAGCTTTGGCGCAGATAACGAAATAACAGTGACGCATGTTCACAACTCAGGACTAACTGTAACTAATACTGTAAATGGTTCAGATGATACGCCTGTTGTTTTACAATTAAAATCAGAAGAAGACGCTATTGTTGCTGATGACGTTATCGCCTCTATTGAAATGGCGGCAGGAGATTCTGATGGAACAGATGGTGCTACGGTAGCTGCTGGTATTCACGCTATTGCGGAAGACACGTTTAGCGCATCAGCTAACGCAACAAAACTTGTGTTTACAACAGGTGTATCTGAAACTGCAGCAGCATCAGCTACTGCTAAAATGACACTAAGCTCTGCTGGTCTTTTGACAATTGCAGACGATTTTATGATTAAAGATGGAGGCACTATTGGCGTTGCTTCTGCAAATGACGCAATGACGATTAGTAGTGCGGGTATCGTTACATTCAAAGATGACATTCTTATTAAGGATGGCGGCACTATTGGTGTAGCATCTTCAACAAGTGCAATAACAATAGCTTCTTCTGGTATCGTAACGTTTGTAGATGACATTCTTATTAAAGACGCTGGAACAATTGGTTCTGCATCTTCAACAGGTGCAATATCTATCGCCTCATCTGGTGTCGTAACATTTGTAGATGACATTCTTATTAAAGACGGTGGTACAATTGGTGTAGCATCTACAAACGATGCTATGACAATTAGTAGTGCAGGTATCGTTACCTTTAAAGATGATATTTTAATTAAAGACGGTGGTACGATTGGCGTTGCTTCTGCAGCAACTGCAATGACTATTGCTTCTACAGGTATTGTAACCTTTGTTGACGATATTATTATTAAAGACGCTGGAACAATTGGTTCAGCAAGTGACCCAGATGCCATAGCGATTGGGTCAGATGGTGATGTTACTTTAACACAAGATTTAGAATTACAACATGATGGCGCTGTATTATCATTTGGTACTAATGATGAAATAACTGTTACACATGTTGCCGATTCAGGATTAACTCTTACAAATACTATTAGTGATACAGATAATCGTCCCTTTGTTCTTCAGTTAAAATCAGAAGAGGATGCAATTGTAGCTGATGATGTTATTGCTTCAATTGAGATGGCAGCAGGAGACTCTGACGGTACAGACGGTGCAACTGTTGCTGCTGGTATACACGCTATTGCAGAAGGTACATTTGCGGCTGATGCTAATGCGACTAAACTGGTATTTACAACGGGTGTATCTGAAACTGCTGCGTCATCTGCAACTGCAAAGATGACACTAAGTTCAGCGGGTCTATTGACAATCGCTGATGACTTTATGATTAAAGACGGTGGTACGATTGGTGTTGCCTCTGCTAATGACGCAATGACAATTAGTAGTGCTGGTATCGTCACATTTAAAGATGATATACTAATTAAAGATGGTGGAACTATAGGAAACGCTTCTGTTGGAGCGGTTATGACCCTAGCATCTACAGGTATTGTTACATTTGCTGATGATATTATTATTAAGGATGGAGGTACTATTGGTGTAGCATCTACTGTTGATGCAATGACAGTTAGTAGTGCTGGTATTGTAACGTTTAAAGATGACATTGTTATAAAAGATGGAGGTACAATCGGCGTATCGTCTGCGAATGATGCAATGACAATCAGTAGTGCTGGCATTGTAACATTTAAAGACGATATTCTTATTAAAGATGGTGGCACTATTGGTGTAGCGTCTACTGCTGCTGCAATAACTATTGCTGCTGATGGAGATGTTACAATATCGGGTAACATAGCTCTTGGTGATGCTAAATCTTTAGATATTTCAACACCATTATTGTCAGGAACTGATCACACAGTTACTGGAATGACAGCACAGATGCTTGCTGGAGCAGCAATATCAGCTTTTGATCTTGTTTGTATACACACTACAACATCAGAAGTTGTACGAGCAGATGCTAGTGCTTTAGCGACCGCTCGCGCTATTGGAATTGCGCCAGCCGCAATTTCTGATACAGCTACAGGAACTGTCCTACTTCATGGTTTTGTTAGAGATGATACATTTAATTTTACACCGGGTTCAACTTTATTCCTTTCAGAAACAACTGGACAAATGACCCATACAGCACCATCTACAGATGGGGCGTTTGTTCAAATTGTCGGTACAGCTTTATCTCCAGACGTTGTATATATTAATCCAAGCATGGATCATATTGAGCGTGCATAATGGCTAATCAAGTTGAAAAATTAAATACAATTGCGATTAGCGATATCGAAAAAGTTAACACACTTACTGACGCGCAAATCGAAAAAATTAATACACTAGAGTTTACTGGTGATGTTGCTGGACAACAAGTATTTACAAGTTCTGGAACCTTTACCGTTCCTGCTGGCGTTACAAGTTTATCTGTTGTTTGCGTCGGTGGCGGTGGTGGCGGGGCTGGAAGCTCACAAGTTGGTGGCGGTGGTGGTGGCGCACTGCGATTTGTAAATAACATTTCGACAAGTCCCGGTGCTACATTTTCTGTAACCATTGGAGCAGGAGGTGCTGGTGGTGCCAATGGAGTGGGATCAGCAGGTGGAACTACTAGCTTTGGGTCTAGCTGTACTGCCGCTGGTGGCGGTGGTGGAACAATAACACAAAGTCCGAATAACGGAGGTGCAAGCGGAACAGGCACCGGAGGAAACGGAGGCACTGGTGGTTATATCGGCGGCGGTGGTGGTGCTGGCGGGTATTCTGGTAATGGTGGCGCTGGCGCAAACCGAACTTCTGGACAGGGTGCTTTAGCCGGTAGTGCTGCACCATCTGGTGGTGGCGGCGGCGGTGGTGGATCAGCTACGGACGTATCAGGTAATTTTAAAGGCGGCGGTGGCGGCGGTGGTGTTGGTCTTCTAGGTCAAGGTAGTTCAGGTTCTGGTGGCGCTGGAAATACAGGTGGTGGAGGTGGGTCTAGCGGTAGTGCTGGTGCCACAGCAACTGGTCATCCCGGTGGTACTGGTGGTCAGTTTGGTGGTGGTGCGGGTAGTGCACAATCATCCTTCGCAAGTGCTGGAACTGCTGGTGCCGCTGGCGGTTGTCGCGTTATGTTTGGAACTGGAAGATCATATCCAAGCACGAATACTGCAGATGCATAGGAGGTTTAAATGAGTCTTTTTGCAGAAGTTAATAATGATAATATTGTTGTCAGAGTCGTCGTAGTTGAAGACGGTTGTGACTCTGCTTGGTGTAGTGATTTTTTTGGCAGTGGTACTTGGATACAAACATCTGAAGATGGTTCCATCCGAGCAAATTATGCGGGAGTTGGCTACACCTATGACCCTGTAAACGATGTTTTTTTTGAGCCAAAGCCTTTTCCTAGCTGGAGTTTCAACACAGAAACATATGAATGGGTGCCGCCAGTGCCGCATCCAGATAACGGCACTCCCGTATCGTGGGATGAATCAAGTAAATCTTGGGTATAAAATTAAAGGAGATTTAAAATGGAAAACACTTCTAAAACAAGTAACGTTATTACAATTAATGGTACAGACTATTCTGAAGATTCTTTTTCAAAAGAACAGAAGTATATGATCTCTCAAATTAAAGACCTTCAAGGTAAAATTAGTACAGCTAAATTTCAACTAGATCAATTACGTGCCTCTTCAGAGGTATTTGTTAACAGGTTAATTGAAAGTGTCGAAAATGAAGAAACGGTAGAAGAAAAAAAAGTAGCAAGCTAAAATGACAGAAGAACTAAAAACAGTGGGTGATGTAGTTGGCGTAAGTTCTACTGTAGCTCTTTTAGCTGGATGGCTTCCACCTCTTGTATCTTTTGTGACACTTGTATGGTTTTCAATTCGTATATATGAAACAAAAACAGTTCAAAATTTAATTAAGAAAGATAGGTAAACAATGGCTACTCCTGATCCAAATGATCCTAATGCAGTAAGCGTAGACCCTTTAGTTTCGTTGCCTGATCCTAATGTGGTGAATGCGCCTATATTAGCCATTCGTGGGCAACAAGCTATAGGTATACCTAATGTTGTAACACAAACAGGAAAAGATGCTCCAGACAAAACAGAGATGTTGTTTGATCCAGCAGTACAGCAAGTTCAAGCAGATGAACTTTTTACGGAGGAAGGAAAACTTTTAGATACAGGTGAACAAAGACAACTTGTATCTGCTCCTACACAAATAAGTGGCATTGAGGATGTTACCGTACAGGCTCAAGATGCAGCACAGGTACAAAACGTAGAACGTACGTTTAGCAATATTCCTACCTCTACAGCCGCTACAGGAACAATTACAGACAATGACGTAATTGATCCTAATCAGGTTGTAGATGAACGTACAAAACAACAGATGCTGGATCGTGGTAGTTTAGCAGAAGCACAAACACAGACGTTAGCTAACGAAGCTTCTGTAGCTTTTCAGATTGAAAAACTTACAGAGGGTTTTAAGACTGGAGAGTTTCCCCCGTGGGCTTCGCCTACTGTTCGTAAAGTTAACGAGATTATGCAAGCAAGAGGTTTGGGTTCTTCAAGTATGGCAGCAGCGGCTTTAGCTCAAGGTCTTACAGAAGCAGCTATTCCCATAGCTCAACAAGACGCACAAGCTAACGCAACCTTGCAGTTACAGAATTTAAATAACCAACAGCAAACAGCGTTAGCCAATGCTGCTACGATAGCTACAATGGATCGTCAAAACCTTGACAATCGTATGAAAGCTGCACAACAAAACGCGCAGTCTTTTCTTAATATGAATTTAAAAAATACAACAAACGAACAGCAGTCTGCCGTCTTGACATACCAATCAAAAGTACAATCTTTATTTACAGATCAAGCTGCAGAAAACGCTTCAAGACAGTTTAACGCTACTTCTCAAAATCAAGTTAATCAGTTTTACGATCAACTTGGTGCTACAGTAGAGCAAGCCAATGCGGCAAGAGATGTATCTATACAGAAGTTTAATAGCGAAGAACAAACGGCTGTAGAAGAGTTTAATACTAACTTAGATAATTTACGTGAACAATTTAATGTTACTATGCGTAACCAGATTGACCAATCAAATGCAATGTGGCGTAGAGAGACTAACACTCTTAACACTGCAAATCAAAATAGAGCTAATCAGATTAACGCTGGTATTATGCTTGGTCTTACGCAACAAGCTCAAAACCAACTTTGGCAAAAGTACCGTGATGAAGCACACCAATTGTTTACCGCTTTAGAAAATGAAACATCTCGTAATCATCAAATTGTTTTAACTGCAATGGAACAGCAGTTTAATGCTGAAACATTCGATAAAACTGTAGAGTTTAAAAAGCAAGTTCAAGCTGGAGCAGCTTCGCAGAGTACTTTACAAAGTGCTATTAATTTTGGAGCAAGTGTACTAACTCAAAGCGTTCCAGATCCAGCCAATCCAAGCCAACAAACGTCTATAGTTGGTAGTGCTGTTAGTTCTTTATTAAGCGCACTTGGAGTTGGTGGTAGTGGTGGTAGCACACCTGATCCTCAAACTAGTAGCGGTTCCGGTATAGGAATAGGACAATTGCCGGGTACAACACCTTCTGGCGGTCTATTTTAAACAAGGAGAAAGATAAAATGAGTTTTCCAGCTTTAGTAGGTAAAGCTTTTACATCAGTTATAACAGGAGGAGCGTCTACTTTAGGAAAAGTTGCTGGGGCTGCAGCAGGTCAAGCACTTTTTGGTGGTGGTGGTGGTGGTTCTTCCGGTCA